GAAGTTTTAGCTTTCTTCTGTGCGTTCAACAAATCTCTACCTTTGCCATCTTTTATAACTGCAAGCCTTCCGTCAGATAAAGTTATTTCTTTTGTCATTTTTTCTCCTTTGTTTTTTGTATAAAATTATATATTTTTTAGATTATGATTTTTTTGCCATTCACTTTACTTTTTAACCCCGTTCAAAAAGTGTTCAAAAACCTCTGTATTAAATTTTGAGTGTTGGGTTGGTATAAATTATCATCCGAGATATTTTTATGAGCTTTAAAAGCCTTCTGTCAATTTTAAAGTTTCATATTTTTTACGTGTCGCAATTTTTATTGGTTCAAATGGGGTTGAACAAGCACAAAGCGCCAATGCTAAAGCCCAAAATCTATCTGCGTGTCCGTTTACTTCTGATGTATCTGCATCAAACCTAATATTTCCTGCTTTGGTAGTTATTTTTCTAATAGAATGTAAATCTTCTCGGATATCGTGTTCGCTTGGAATAATAATTGTTTTATTTTCAAAATTTGTTCTTAGATTATATGCAAGTTCTTCTTTTGATTTATTAGTAAACATTACAGGTTCAACTCTAAACTTTCCAAAATCTTTTTGTGCAGTTTCAGCAATTTGCATACCTAATCCTGTAGCATCAATGCAACACCGTCTGAGTCTTGGATGTTTTAAGATTTCAGAAATAATTTCATACTGGATATGGAACGGAGTTTTTTCTAAAATCTTAACTTTCCTTGTGTATTTATTATTTTCAAATCGTTCTAAACACCAAATAACAGTTAAATCCTTTTTTCTACCAATATCTATTCCGACATACAAGTCTCCTTTTATTGTTTCGAACGGCTTTAAAACATCATTTGATTCACAAGTTGAAATCAAATCGTAAGGTAAAAATGCACAGGCTTCGTCTATTGCAATACAACAGTATTCTTGAAACCAAGTATAGTCATCAAAACAGTTTTTGCATTCTTCATCTAACCATTCTTGATGTTCTTTTTTAGTTGTAGCTCTTGCGTAGATTTTATCAACAAGACCTTCTTCTACAGCAAGTTGTATCGGGGTTTTATGATGACTCCACTTGAGTTTTCCTTTCTGAACTTGGTCTAAGAATTTGTAATATAAACAGCTTTGACCGTTGTGAGTAGAAAAAATTCTAAGTGGATATCCCCAAGTAATGCAAGGTCGTGCAGCTTTCCATAATTCTTCGGGGTTGTTGTGAAAGGCAAATTCATCTAATACGACTTTTCCACCTTTAGAACGGAATCCTTTAGGGTTAGAAGATAGTGCGTGAATTTTTGTACCGTTTGAGAATTGGATTACAAAAGCTTTTACATCTTTGTCGTTATCTATAATTATTTCGCCTAACGATTTAGCAGCTACATTAAATAGTTTTACCCATTGTTCACAGTAAGTTATATATTCTCTGGCCGCAGATTCATCAGCTGAAGAAAACCACACAGATGGCACTTTTTTCTTAATACAATCGATTACATCTTCAAAACTTTGAACATACGTTGCTCCTATCCTTCGGGATTTTTCCCATATTTTAACTTTTGAATTATCGTTTAACCACCTTAATTGATAGGGTAAGAAAAACGAAGTTTTACTAATTTTATTCATTTTCAACCGTTCTTGGTATTCCTAAAATATCTTCTTGAATTTGAGCTATCATTTCAGGAGTTAAACCTTTTGGCGCTTCAGCTTTGTTTTTCTTAGCGACAATATCTTCATAGTCTTTCACTTTGGTAAACATTGGAAGAATTCTACAAAAAGCATACATTCTACCAACGTCAACTTTTTCTCCTGCATCAATATCTGAGGAGATATCTTTCATTAGTTTTCTAGCAAATTCGTACATTTCTTCATGAAAACATTGTTTTGAACGTAGGTAAGTTTTCCTTTTATTACCCCAATCTCCCAAATCTTTCCATTGCATTACTGTTTTTCGGTTGAGTTTCAATCGTTTTGCAATTTCTTCAAGCGACATTTGTTCAATAACATATAGTCGTTCAGCTTCTTCAAGATATTGTTTTTTACTATTCAAATTCTTGCTCCAAGTCTTTTATTTTTATTTGTAAATCTTTCATTTCTTGCGTAATTTTTAGCAATCGCTCTATTAATACTGAACACTTTTCAATATCTAGCTTCGCTATATTTTCATAAGGGTTTAGCAAAGAACGCACAATCAAAATAATTCCAGAAGCTTCGGTATCTAATCTTCTGTAATTCTTTTTTGACTCAGCGAGCAAACCTTTTAATTGCAATCTTTCAGGATTCATCTAGTTGACCTCCTTTTTTAAAATTGGACACCACAAATTATTATCTATTTTGCTTTCAATTCGAGATAATAATGCTGCGTGATATTGATTTGTTTCTAGTAAATCTTTTAAGATTTCAAAATTATTTTGAATAATTTTTTCAAAGGCTTTCACTTGTGCTTGATGATAAATATACCAAATAGCAAAAATGAGTGCGGGAAATCCGACATTTTCTATTAATGGGGATAGTTCATTTAAAAATTCCATAATACTCCTGTTTTTATTGAGAAAGAAGCAGTTGCAATTTATGCAACTGTTCTTTTTTGTAAGTGGGAAATGTATAGTTTTAGAATAACTTTCTTTGAACAAATTTTTCAATGGTAAAAAGTAAATACTTTTTTAAATTATAAAAAGTCATAACTTTTTACTCTTGAGAGCGACTAGAATATGCAGTTATAGTGAGGATACAGAAGAGATACATTTATTCCAAAAAGAAGGTTAGAAAATGAAATTTTTTGAAGTTTTTAAAGCAGGAACTTATCCACAAGGAAAGTTTACTAAAAAAGAAATTGAGCAAATCGCAACAAATTATGACCCAAAATTTTGCGAAGCACCAATCACAATCGATCATCAACAATCAGGACCCGCATACGGTTGGGTTAATGCAGTAAAAGCTGAGGGTGAAAAATTAAAAGTAGCATTCAAAGATGTACCAGAAGCTTTTGAAAAAGATGTTAATGATGGCAAATACAAAAAAGTGTCAGTTGAACTTTATAGAAATTTAGAAGGTAAAGGTGCTTATCTTAAAGCAGTATCATTTTTAGGAGCTGCAACTCCACAAGTTAAAGGACTTGAACCTATTAAGTTTATGGAATCAGAATCGGATTTCTTTGAGTTTGAAAATGAACAATTTTCAGAAAGTGAAATTGAAGATTTAAAACAACAAATAGTTACACTTGAAAGTCAGTTGGCAAAATTTAAAGAAAACAACAAAAAACTTGAAACAATAAAATCTTTAAAAGAAAAGATTTCAGCATTAAATGATGAAGTGAGTTCTTTTAAAGAAAAGGCGCAAGGTAAAGAAGAAATTGAAAAAGAGCTTGTTGAAATAAAAACGGCAATTAAGAAAAAAGAGTTTGACGATTTTATTGAAAAACAGATTTCAAAAGGTACTTTAGTGCCAGCTAATAAAGAAGTTGTACTATCAGTTCTCCAAGAATTAGATACTGAACAGAAATTTGGGGAGGACTCAACAGTCGTTACTGGCTTTAAATCTTTTATTGAGTCCTTGCCACCCCAGATTACATTTAATGAAACTGCAACAAAATCAAAAGCCAACACTTCAAAAGATGATGCAGAAAAATTTGCTAATGCAGATGAAGAAAGTTTAGAGATTTTTAAAGAAGCGAAAGAACTTGCAACAAAAGAGAACATTTCATTTAGAGATGCACTTTTGAAATTAAATATTTAAGTAATAAAGGAGTTTAAATGGGAAGACTTGAAGAATTACGCATAAATGCGTACCTTTCGGAAGTCGCACGTGGTTACAGTAATAATGCGTTTATAGCTCAAAACCTGTTTCCAACGATATATTCCGAAAAAGAAAAAATAGATATTTTTGAATTTAACAAAGAGGCTTTTAATATCTACGATACAGAAAGAGCTATCAGAGCTAATTCAAATGTTATTTCACCACAAGGGTTTAAAAAGCACACTACAACTTTAACAGAACACGATTTATCTTATCCGATTGACTATCGAGAAGAACAAGAGGCTGAAAAAGTTAAACTGCAATTACACGCAACAAATGTAGTAACTCAAGGGTTACAGCTAAAACATGAAAAAGAGTGTGCAGATTTAGTGCAAGATTTAAACAATTATGCGCCAGAAAACAAACTTGTCTTATCTGGTTCTGATTGTTTCAATCACGAAGCTTCTGACCCTCAAAAAATTGTAGATAATGCAAAAGATGCGATTTCTAAAAAAATAGCACAAGACCCAAATACAATGGTAATCGGTCAAGATGCGTGGAGGTCATTAAGGTATAACAAGACTTTAAGAGGTTTGATTTCAGACACTAGAAATAAATTGATTACTCTAGACTTTTTGAAAGAAATTTTTGAAGTTGAAAATATAGTTATAGGGAAATCTATTTTTGCTGATGCCAATGGAAACTTTGTCCGTATTTGGAAAGACAATATTGTATTAGCATACGTTCCACCACTTGGAAGTTCAAGAACAGAATATGACCCATCTTTTGCTTACACTATCCGTAAAAAAGATGCCTTAAATATTGATGAATACACAAAAGAAGGTAACAAAGTTAAATATATCCGAGCAACAGATATTTATACTCCATTTTTAGTTGGAGCAGAAGCAGGATTTTTGATTTCAGGAGTTAATGACCCAAATTACAATTCAACGGAGGGAAGTGAATCTGATGGCTAAAAAATACAAAGTAAAATACACTACTATTTTGCATAATCAAAAAACTTATCCAGAAGGTTCAATTATTGAACTTGAAGATAAAGATGCAAAAAGATTAGAAGATTTTTTGCAAGTTGTTAAAACTGCAAATAAAACAAAAACCGAAACTCAAGGAGGTAAAGATGGCGAAGAAACTGTATAAACCTCTTTTGATTGAGTCAATAAAAGCAGGAGAAGATTTACTCCAACAAAGATTTGTAGATTTTAACGGCAAAATTTGCAAATCAGGTTCTAAAGCTATTGGAGTTACAGATGTATCAATAGATAAAGACCAATTTGTGCCAGTTGGAATTTTTGGAATTCTACTTGTTGAATCAGGAGGGACAATCTCTACTGGAGATGAAATAACTTCAGATGATAACGGCAGAGCTGTAAAAGCTACAGACTCAGATGCCGTTAATGGTTACGCACTAGATGATGGCACAGAAGGCACAGAAATAAGGATTTTAATAAGATAATGACAGATTATTGCACGATTGACGATATAGAAACACAAACCTCCTCCCCTACACTAATACAACTCACTTCAGATGATGGAGTAGAAGAAGTCAATCGTGTTGTAGCTCAAGAAGCTATCCTTTATTCTTCTACCCTAATAGACGGGTATTTGAGAGGTAGATATTCTCTCCCTCTCAATTCCCGATTTCCTTTACTCCGTATCTTAGCTATTGACCTTTCTATACATAGACTCTATTCAAGAAGAATGAGAAATGAAATGCCTGAAGTTATTGAAAATAATTACAGAAACGCTATTTCAACACTAAGAGATATTCAAAAAGGAATAATTACCCTCCAAAGTGAAAATGATTTACTAGAAACCTCAAACTACAATCCTCTTGAATACAAAACCAATAAAAATATTTTAGATAAATTATTCGGACAACAGAGATTGAATGAATATTAGACAAATTGAAAATTCTATTATTGACAAACTAAAAACAACTTTCCCCGAAATTTTAGTACAAGGATTTCCAGATAAACCATCTGAATTCATCTTAATTCATCCGATTGGAGCTTTGTTAGTACATTATCAAGGAAGTAGTTATTCTAGTTCAAATTCTTTTTCTGTAATTTCGCAAGAAAACAAAAAAGAGTTTGCAATAACTATTGTTACAAGGAATTTAAGAGGAAATCAGGGAGCGTATGAATATTTAGAGTCTGTAAAGTCTATACTTACAGGATTTCAGATAGAAGAATGTTCAGAGCTTATGCCAACAAAAGATTATTTTATTTCAGAAAATGGTGGAATTTGGCAATACGGGATTAATTTCACCCTAACAACAAACAATATACAAATTTATTAATAAAAAGGAGTTTAAATGACCGCATCATTTTTGCATGGTGTTGAAACCGTAGAGATTACAAAAGGTGCAAGAACTGTTACTACTGTTAAAACAGCGATTGTTGGAATTGTTGGGACTGCACCGATTGAAGATGTAGATGAAGAATACAGGACAATAAACACCCCAACTTTGATTTCTAATGAGGTTGATGCTGTTAAGTATTTTGGGAATTCAAAAACCGGATTTACTATTCCACAAGCTCTTGATGCAATATTTGACCAAGGAGCAGGGATTGCAATCGTTATAAATGTTTATGACCCAGATAAACATAGCAGTGTTGAAGATGTAAAAATCTCAGACATTAATGGTGGAGTTGATGCTACTACTGGTAAACGCACGGGATTACACGCATTTGAAGATTGTTATTCGTTGTTTGGATATTATCCTAAAACAATTATTGCACCTGTGTTTTGTGAAGATACAGCAGTTGTTAGTGAGATGAATACTATTTGTAACAAAATTAGAGCTATGGGGATTGTTGATGCTCCAGTTGGCACAACTGTCCAAGATGTTATTACTGGGCGTGGTCCACAAGGCACAATTAATTTTAATACTTCATCTGAACGTATAATTCTTTGTTATCCACATTTAAAGGTATATGATTCTGAAACCGACACAATCAAACTGCAACCTTATTCACAAAGGTTAGCAGGCGTTATTGCGGCAAAAGATGTAGATAAAGGTTATCACTGGTCGCCAAGTAATACAGAAATTCAAGGTATTGTTGGGATAGAAAGACAATTAACTTCTATGATTAATGACCCAACAAGTGAAGTTAATACGTTAAATGAGGCAGGGGTTGTAACGGTATTTAATTCTTATGGCTCTGGTTTTAGAACTTGGGGAAATAGGTCAGCTGCTTATCCAAGTTCAACTCAGCCTACTAATTTCATTAATGTAAGACGTACGGCAGATATTCTGCACGAAAGTGTCGAATACTCTATGTTACAGTTTATGGATTATCCAATAGACAACGGATTGATTGATTCTATTTGTGAAACTGTAAACCAATTTATTAGAACCCTAATTGGGCGAGGAGCTTTGATTGATGGCAAATGTACGTTTAATCAAGACAAAAACACGACAACAGAAATAGCTAACGGACACCTTGTTTTTGATATCGAATTTATGCCACCAACTCCTGCTGAGCGTATAACCTTTGAATCGTTTATAGATATTGATTTACTGCAATCATTAGGAGCTTCTTAATGTACTGTATGGTGAACGATTTAGGTGGTTTGGAGGTGCATGCAAATGAAGAAGAACTTTGTTACAACTGCAAAAATCTTTTTAAATGTCCTCTAATGCAAGCCTTGAGTAAAGAATATGTTATTTTGCACTACTCAGAAATTAGGGTCAAAGAGTGTGCGTTA